AGGGCGGCTTGAACGCCAAGGGTCGGGCCTCCGCGAAAGCGCAAGGTATGAACTTGAAACCTCCCCAGCCGGAAGGCGGCTCACGGCGCGACTCTTTCTGTGCAAGGATGAGTGGCATGAAAAAGAAACTGACAAGCGAGAAGACGGCAAACGACCCAAACTCACGGATCAATAAATCTTTGAGGGCATGGAATTGTTAAAGGAAAAAGTATGTTTACATCAAATCAACCTTCACCTCCACCACAGCCATCGTCAAATGATAAACCAGCATTTTCAGAAAAAAAATTTAACCTAAAAGACGCATTATCAGTTGATGCGTTTGGGGGGAAAATTATGCCTGCAAAAGTTGGCCAAGGTTACGGATTCAAGTTTGAAAAAAAGTTTGCAAAAGGCGGAACAGCATCAAGTCGTGCAGATGGTATAGCCCAACGCGGTAAGACAAAGGGGCGGATGTGTTAGATCTGAACATTGTTTGGTCGGCCATATTAACACTGTTAATATCGCTTTTAGGGTACATGATGAACGAGAAGTTTCGTGAACTGGCTCGGATTAGCATTTTGCTCAACAAAACCCGCGAGGAGGTTGCCCGTGATAACGTTACTCAAGCAGAAATTGACCGCATTACAAACCACATTGATCAGCGCTTTAACAAGCTTGAAGCAAAGATTGATCAGCTTATTCAAGCGGGGCGATAATGCCAAGCACTAGCAAGAAGCAACACAATTTCATGGCGGCGGTGGCTAACAACCCAGCGTTTGCTAAGAAAGCAGGTGTCCCACAGTCTGTGGGTAAAGAGTTCAACAATGCCGATAAAGGCAAAACTTTTAAACGAGGTGGCGACATGAAAAAGATGAATATGGGTGGATACGCAGACGGCGGCATGACTATGGTCAACAAAGGCGGCAAAATGGTTCCTGACTTTGCTGCTGACGGCAAGGGCAAAATGGCTAAAGGCGGCATGGCTAAAGCAGACATGAAGCAAGACAAAAAAATGATGCAGAAGGCTGTGAACAAGCATGAAGGCCGTTTGCATAAAGGCGCAACTATGACTAAACTGGCTGGTGGCGGTATGGCTGCATCTAAGATGGGCGCTGTAAAGACTGGCAAAACACCTGATGGCATTGCTTCTAAGGGTAAAACCAAAGGAACAATGATTGCCATGAAACGTGGCGGAAAGTGCTAAGGAGCTAACATGAAACGTAGATTTTATGAAGATGGCGGTTCTATTTTAGAGGAGGCAAATGCTTCCCAAGAAGCTATGGACATTGCTTCATCTGTGGGCGCTGGCCCAAAAAATGAAAAAGCTCCTAAATCTGAAAAGCCCAAGAGCCGAGTTGTTTCTAAGAAAGAATTAGAAGAATCCGGCATGAGTTTGCGTGATTATCTAAACCGTGAGCGTGGTTTAAAGCGTCGTGTTTCCAAAGATCCTACCGCTGGTGATTCTCCTGATAAAGCTGCACAAGAAATGGCAGATGCTATGGATGCCACTCGTGATATGAGAGCTGCTCGCTATACACCTCCCGGAAGCGCACCAAAGCAAACCACTCAGAAGCCAAAGCCCAAAGTGTTTATGCCTAGTCGCCCAGACAATAGCTTTCCCGGAAGCAAATTTAAATCTGGCGGCTCTGTTAATTCTGCTTCACGTCGTGCTGACGGTATTGCTACTAAAGGCAAGACCAAGGGCACAATGATTGCAATGCGTAACGGTGGTAAGTGCTGACATGGCAACCTTAAAACCCGCAGGTAACGTAGTTAAGTCTTTAAAGAAGGCTGGCTTCTATGAAGCGAGTAAGCCCAAGCGTTTGGGTATTATTAATAAAGTTACAACCAAGCCCCAGCGGATTGAGATGGTTGATAAATTGTTTTTAGCTAAGAAATCTAAAGGTAAAACAAAATGATGGCAAGCCGTGGAATGGGAGCAATGTCTTCTTCTAAGATGCCCGGTGGGAAAAAGAAAGCTCGTCGGGACGATACTGACTTTACCCAATACAAAGAGGGTGGGGCAGTAAAGATGGCTGGTGGTGGTTTGTACGCTAACATTGCAGCCAAGAAAAAACGCATAGCCTCTGGTTCTGGCGAAAAGATGCGTAGCGCAGGTTCGGCTGGCGCTCCTAAAAAGGGTGATTTTGCCAATGCCGCTAAGACTGCATCTTACAAGGAAGGTGGTTCTACGGTAAACGCCGCTGGTAACTATACCAAGCCAGAGTTACGTAAGCGTATTTTTAATGCGGTGAAGGCAGAAGCCACAGCAGGCACAGGCGCAGGCGAATGGAGCGCGAGAAAAGCACAAATGGTTGCACAGCGTTATAAAAAAGCTGGTGGAGGATACAGAGATTGAAAGCACCTCAGAAATCGCTTAAAGATTGGGGCGACCAGAAATGGCGCACTAAGTCTGGTAAACCGTCAAGTAAGACGGGGGAGCGATATTTGCCTGAAGCAGCCATTAAGTCTTTATCCCCTCAAGAGTATGCGGCTACAACCAAAGCCAAACGTGCTGGTAAAGCATCTGGCAAACAGTTTGTAGCCCAACCTAAAGCAATAGCAAAGAAAACGGCAGGATTTAGATGACCACTACCGGCTCAACCCTCTTTAATATGGACTTCACGGAGATTGCCGAGGAAGCGTGGGAGAGGGCTGGGCGGGAAATGCGTTCAGGTTATGACTTGCGCACAGCACGCAGATCAATGAACCTAATGACCATTGAGTGGCAGAACAAAGGCATTAATATGTGGACTATGGAGCAGGGTGTTATTAACCTAACTCCGGGTCTGGCTACGTATGCCCTGCCTACAGATACTATTGATTTGTTAGAACACGTTATTCGTACTGGATCTAATACAGCTTCTACTCAAGCTGATTTAACAATCACTCGTATTAGTGTTTCTACTTATGCAACAATCCCAAATAAACTCAGCCAAGCAAGACCAATCCAAGTCTGGATTCAAAGGCTTTCTGGGCAAACTAATCCAACGACTGCGGTCTTGGATGGAGCCATCACCTCCACAGCAACAACGATCACGCTTAACACGGTGGTTGGGTTAGCTGGAGCAGGATTTATTCGTTTAAACACAGAAGACATCTACTACACCTACATATCAGGGAATACCCTTGGTGGTGTATACCGTGGTCAGAACAACACTACAGCCGCTGCTCAAGCAGATGGCACAGCAGTCTTTGTTCCGCAGCTTCCTGCCGTTACTGTGTGGCCTACACCCGATAACAGCACCACCTATCAATTCGTGTACTGGCGCTTAAGGCGAGTGCAGGATGCAGGTGCTGGTATGGAAACATCTGATATGAATTTCCGTTTCCTGCCGTGTTTGGTGGCTGGCTTGGCTTATCACATTGCTATTAAGACACCTGACTTAATGCCTCGCATTCAAATGCTTAAACAAATTTACGATGAAACGTTTGAGATTGCAGCCGGTGAAGATCGAGAGAAAGCAGCCGTTAGGTTTGTACCCCGTCAGACGTACATAGGTAGCTCATAATGGGTAATAGATTTGCATCCGGCAAGATAGCGATTGCTGAATGTGATCGTTGCGGCCAACAGTTTAAACTCAAGAAGCTTAAGACTGAGATCATTAAGCAGCGTAAGTATGAGTTATTGGTTTGTCCAGAATGCTGGGATCCTGATCAACCACAGTTGATGCTTGGAACGTTTCCAGTAGATGATCCGCAAGCTTTACGTAATCCTCGTAAAGACACAACGTATGTAACATCTGGTGTTAATTCTGCTGGTAATTTATCCGGTGGTTCACGAGACATTCAATGGGGCTGGAGTCCAGTTGGTGGGGCTAGTTTTAATGATGCAGGATTGACACCAAACTACTTGGTGGCAACGACATTTGTTGGTACAGTAACGATATCTTAAGGAGCTTAAAATGGCATTCACAAAATCAGCAGACGGCATTGCCAAAAAAGGCAAGACCGAAGGTAAAAACTACGGCGATAACGGCTCTGTTTCTAAAATGATGCATGGTGGTATGGGCAAAGGTAAGGGCAAGACCAACGCAGACATGAAGACTATGGGTCGCAACTTGGCAAAAATTGCCAATCAGAAGAGAGGCTAATCATGGCTACATTTAGCAAAAAATTAATGGGTAAAGAAGTTGGCGATGCCAAAGTCTATGCGACACCACACACCATGACTGGTAAAGTTGTTAAGGCTTCTGATAGCCCCGGTTCTGGCCCCGACCACAGCGATGCCAACACAGTCAATATGTCTGTAGGCAATATCAATCGTCGTGCTCAACCAGCAACAAAGACAACTGGTATCAAAATGCGTGGCGCAGGTGCAGCTACCAAAGGCTTTATGTCTAGAGGCCCAATGGCATGAACTACACAGAGCTTGTCACGCAGGTAAACGATTACTGCGAGAACTCTTTCCCAACTGACAATATGAATGTGTTCATTCGTCAGGCGGAGCAGCGCATCTATAACACCGCGCAACCTGCTAACTTAAGAAAGAATGTGACTGGCTCTTTGTCGTCTGGGAATAAGTACTTGGCGGCACCGGGAGATTTCCTGTCAGTGTATAGCCTTGCTATATATCCGTACAACACTACAACTGCCACAGGAACTTCTGGGCAGAAAACAATTGTGGTGGCAAGTGCTACGGGTATTGCTGTAGGCCAGCAAGTCACTGGTACAGGCATTGGAACTAATTCAGTAGTCAGAAGCATTGCAGGAACTACAATTACTTTAACCGTGGCTAACAGTAACACGGTATCAGGCTCTGTAGTCTTCCAAGGAGACTATCTGTATTTACTCAATAAAGATGTTAATTTCATCCGTGAGGCATATCCTTTGTCTGCGTTTGCCTCTGAGCCTAAGCACTACGCCATTTTTGGCCCTACCGTTTTAGGCGGGATCACCAACGAGCTTACATTTATTGTTGGCCCAACACCTGATTCATCGTACAACGCAGAACTTCACTACAACTACTACCCCGAGTCTATTGTTACTGCTGGCACAACATGGTTGGGTGATAACTTTGATTCTGTGTTGTTATACGGAACAATCTGCGAAGCCCTTGTCTACATGAAGGGCGATCAGGGCATGTTAACCGTTGCGCAAGAACGGTATGTTCAAGCAATTGCTTTGTATAAGAATTTGTCAGATGGCAAGCAACGCGCTGATGCGTATCGTGATGGACAAGTTAGGACGGCTGTTGCATGAGTTCAATTGTCCAAACCCAAACCACCAGCTTCAAAAAAGAGCTATATCAAGGCGTTCACGATCTGTCTACCGACGTATTAAAGATCGCTTTGTATACGGCTAATGCTAATTTGAACGCAGCCACAACCGTTTACTCCGCAGTTAACGAGGTTTCCGGTGGTGGCTATACGCCTACCGGCGTGGTTTTGACGGGGGTTACCATTAGCTCCGAAGACTACACTGCGTATGTAAATTTTGCCAATGTGGTTTTTGGTGCGGCAGTAACAGCTCGGTGTGCTTTGATTTATAACGTTACGCAAGGCAATAAATCTATCGCCGTGTTGGATTTTGGCTCAGACAAAACATCTTCCAACTTTACAATTACGATGCCTGCAAACACGGCATCATCAGCACTTATCAGAAGTTCCAACTGATGCTGTAACCAAAGACAAACTATCATGTACACAGAAACTGCACACGCTACAGGTAAGTTTAAATTAGAGTGCTTTGACCAACAGGGCGGCCTAAAATGGGTGGCAGAGGAAAGCAATCTGGTCGTAAACACGGGCCTTGCTCAGATGGCTAACTCGACTCTTGCTGGGGTTACGCAGGTCACTCTTTGGTATGTTGGTATATATGGAGCGCAAGCAACAAACAATCCAGCAGCTACCGATACCGCAGCCTCCCATGCGGGGTGGACTGAGATTGTGCCTTATGGAAACGCCACACGCCCGCAAGCTGTTTTTGTTGCTGGGTCAGCGGCCAACCCCACAGTTGTTACAAATTCAGCTTCACCTGCTTCGTTCTTGATTAATGCCACTGCAACTGTTGGCGGCGCATTTGTCATTAGTAACAACACAAAAAGCGGCACTACTGGAGTTTTATTCTCAGCAGCAGACTTTACAACCGCAGACCGAGCGGTAGCTTCAGGCGATATTTTGAATGTGACTTATACCTTTAGCTTGGCGGGGTAAGTATGGTCAAGATTGACTTTGAGTTTGACAGCCCATACGGAAAGTACGCAGACGCAATTGTTTTGCTAGACGGCCAAACCATGACTGACGCTGAGATTGAGGCCATGAAGCAAGACCGGTACGATCAGTGGCTTGCCAACGTCACAACACCTCCTGTTGAGGAGTAAGCATGGCTGATCGTTATTGGGTAGGCGGCGCGGGTACTTGGAACGCAACCACCACGACTAACTGGTCTGCAACCTCTGGCGGTGCTGGAGGTGCTTCTGCGCCTACGTCTACCGATAACGTCATTTTCAATTCATTATCTAACGCCACAGCTTACGCAGTCACAGTGGGAACAAACGCAAACGCACAAGACATTACGATTGCTGGCCCTGCCGTGGGTAACGTTACCATCACTATGGGGGCCACAGCGGTTATTAACTGTTCTGGAAGCTGGACAAGTGCGGCTACTGGTGTGGTGTTTACTACGACTAGTGGTGCAGCCATTAACTTTTTGGCAACCACCACAGGTAAAACAATTACGACCAACAACGTGACGCTTGGTGCAATGGCGGTCACATTAAACGGTGCTGGTGGCGGCTGGACATTGGGCAGTGCGTTTACACATATCACCAATGCGTTTACCGTTACGGCTGGAAGTTTTAGTACAAGCGTAAGTAACTATGCGCTGACGACTGCGGGGTTAATTTCAAGCAACTCAAATGTCAGGTCTATATCGTTAAACGCATCCGCGCTAACTTTGACCAGCGCAACACCCCTAACTTTTACAACAGCAACCAACCTGACGTTCAGTGCTGGCACTTCTGCAATAACTTGCAATATAGCAAGCCCAACCTTTGCCGGGGGTGCTCAAACTTTTTACAACGTAACCTTCAGCAGCACCGCTGCTGGCACAACATCCATTACCGGCATAAACACGTTTAACGTTTTAACTCAGGCCGCAACTGCTGCGGCTGGGCTACGGCTTTTCAGCCTTGCAGCAAATCAAACAATTTCAACACTGACTTTGAGTAGCGGCGCATCAGCAGTTACACGCACTCTTGTCCAGAGCAACACGTTAGGCACTCAGCGCACATTGACTGTCGCCACGCTAACCGCTATATCTGATGTTGACTTTCGGGATATTGTTGCCGCTGGCGCTTCTGCGGCGTCTCCGTGGACTGGTACTCGTTTGGGTAATTGCAAAAATAACAGCAATATCACGTTTGGCGCAGGAGTTGACAAATACTGGAGTACCGTCAACGGAGCTAGCGCAGACTGGGCTGGAACTTCATGGGCCACATCAAGCGGGGGTGTGCCAGCATTAAATAATTTCCCGTTGGCTCAAGATACGTGCATCATTGATGATTCTGGAGCCACTACAGGCAACGGTTTGCGAACTGGAAACACAGTCACTATTGGCACCAGCTGGAACATGGGAACGTTAAACTTTAGCGGTCGTACCGTTGCGTTTAACTGGACGCAGGGTAATAGTGACCCATTTTTATATGGTGATGTGACTCTTACAACAGCCATGACAATGACAACCGTCACGGGTTCGCCAACGTGGACTTTTGCCAACCAAGGCACTGTTCAAACACTAAATTCCGCAGGGCTAACTATTCGCTTAAGCCAGCTCAATTTGAATTCTCCGGGCGGGGGTGTCAGCTTAACTACAAACACAACGGTAGACTTAAGCCCAATCGTTGCCCCCAACGTAACGGGCAATGTCGCTTTAGCTGCTGGTACGTTGACTTTGAACAACAATACGTTAAGCACTGTTGTCTTTAACACCAGCACCACGCAGGTAAGTGCTCTGGCGTTCGGTACTGGTAGCATTACGGTACGGGGCACTGGCACTATTTTTTCAGGCTCCACAACGTGCACCGTAACCGGTACGCCGCTGGTTATTTGCACTGATTCAAGCGCAACCTTAAGAACAATCACACCCGGCGCAGTCACTGAGGCCAACAGCATATCGTTTAGAATTACTGGAGGTACGGGGCAGCTTGTTTTGACTGCTGGCGCTTTCCGCGATTTGGACTTTACTGACGGTACAAACCCAACAGGTTTTGCTGGAGCAATAACCAACACTGCTATTACGGTATATGGAAACTTAAAATGCTCCACATCGGGCATGGTCCAAAACTTTACTACTGCCGTAATGACATTTGCCGCTACCTCTGGCACAAAGACAATCACCACCGCTAACGTTTTCTTTGACCGCCCGTTCACATTTAACGGTGTAGGTGGCACTTGGACAATGCAAGACGCTTTGACGCTGGGGTCTACCCGAGCGCTTACGATGACCAACGGCACGTTAAAACTCAAGTCGGGAACAACAAACACCGTAGGAGCTTTTGCCACATCGGGCACAACCCAGAAGTTTTTGCAAAGCGATACACCCGGCTCTCAAGCCACGTTGTCTCAAGCAACAGGCACGGTCAGCGTTAGCTACCTGACCATTCAAGACAGTGCAGCT